TTTTTCTTGAGGTTTTTCTTGAGGTTTTTCTTGAGATTCGCTCATTTATTATACCTCAATAAAACTATTTATATTGTTTACCCAATTCATTATTTTTTGTTGTCCATCAACAACCATTATTTGTGATTGTTCCTTCATTATTTTCATCATATCTTCGTGATAATCGTGACAACTTGATAAATATTCTAGTGGTATACTACTTTCACCTAAACGATTGCGACCTTTAATTCTTAAATCGCAAATAGTTGGGTCCACTTTTATATAAATAATTTTATCTATTTTACACTCTTCTGCAAATACATCAAACCATTTACAATAAATTTGATAATTAACTTCTTCTATTTTTCCAGATTCATACAACATTTTTGCAAAAACATATTTATCTGTTTGAAGACATCTCTCTGTAATAAAGGTCATTCCTGTTTCACCTTCATATTGTTTAATAACTTCTTTCATTAACGCTAAACGAGAAATATACGCCATCATTTGAAATGAAAATGAATATTTCTCTTGATCTTTATAAAATTTTTGTATCATCGTATTACCCTGATTATCTTTAATTTGCTCCCAATCATCTACGGGTTCTCTGATAAATACGACTTTTTTATTATCTTTATATTGATCTTTAAGACGATTTAATAATGTTGATTTACCAGACCCAATATTACCTTCAATTGAAATAATTTGGTAAGATTCTTTATCAGATAAACTATAGTTAAATAGAATATGTTCCATCGTAATTATTGTATTATATACTATTATTTTTATCTCCTTTTTTACTTTCAATTTTTTATTATAATTAAAAATTGAAACATAGTTTAAATATATTGCGTTTATTATACTACACAAATGGATCTAATACAACGTAAACTCGATAAATCTGAATGGGAATCTATTGAAGTTCCTTCAACTGATACTGAAAAAGAAATATTACAATTAATTATTAAAGGGTTCCACAATGTAAACCTAAAATATAATAATATTAAATCGCTATTTAATTACCTGAAAATAGAATATAAAGAATCTATGGAAGATTATCTTTATACTAAATATTTTGAATCAATGATTAATCAATTGAGAAAAACTTATACTAGCACTATATTTGCTGTATCCATTAAAGGGAAACCTTTTATTAATAGTGCTGACAAAATTCGTCTAGAAAAAACTACCGTCGAGAAAGTGATGGGTTCAGGAATATTTGAATATAAAATTATTGAAATTTTGGAAACTATTTTGCGATTGAAACGGGAAGCAAATACGCAATGGCTTGTTCATTATTTTACTCTTTATAAATTACTTCGTAATACGATTACCTTGGTTAACCGACATATCCGATTACTTGCTCAAAACTTATTGACTGCATTTGAAGACGAATTGGATATGTTTGATGTAATTAGTAGGTCTGTTGAATTTATTGAAAAAAACGCAATCCTTTTAAAAACTGCCGATATGCAATTATATGATCATCAAAAAGAATTATTTGGTATTATGATTAATGGTGGAGGAAGAGGAGGAGGAGGAGGAGGAGGAGTAAAAAAAGAGGGAGAAGAAGAGGAAGTAAGTTGTTGTTGTACTGCTACTACTGCTACTGCTACTGCTAAATTAGTTCTTTATATTGCACCAACTGGTACTGGTAAAACGTTAAGTCCAATTGGTCTATCTGAAAGATATAAAGTCATTTTCATCTGCGCTGCTAGGCATGTTGGTCTAGCTTTGGCAAAAGCAGCGATTTCGGTTGATAAAAAAATCGCATTCGCATTTGGATGCACTTGCGCTGCGGATATTCGATTACATTATTATGCCGCCAAAGAATTTACAAAAGATTGGAAAACTGGAGGTATTCGCAAAGTGGATAATAGTATTGGTGATAAAGTTGAGATTATGATTTGTGATGTAAAATCATATCTTCCTGCAATGCTTTATATGTTGGCATTTAATGCGCCTAATGATATGATTACTTATTGGGATGAACCTACGATATCAATGGATCAAGAATTAATAAAAATACCAGTAAAAGTTGAAAAAGAAAAAGTTGATAAATATGATGAAATAAAAATGGTATATAAAAATGTATTGCACGAATATATTCAAGAAAATTGGCAGAAAAATGAAATACCTAATATGGTTTTATCTTCTGCTACTCTACCTAAATTACACGAATTGGGTGACACTATTTCTGCATTTATTACAAAATTTCCAGGTGCTCAGGTTCATAATATTATCAGTCATGATTGCAAAAAATCAATCCCTTTAATCAATAAATTTGGTTACGCTATTTTGCCGCACTATTTGACTGAAGATTATAATGAGATTCAACATATTGTCGCACATTGTGAGCAAAATTTGAGTTTATTACGATATTTTGATTTGACTGAAACTGTCGCATTTATTCGGTTAGTAGAAAAAGGTTCTGAATTTATTCCGGCAAATTGCAAAATTAATCGTTGTTTTGCATCTTTGGATGATGTGACTATGTTAAATATTAAATTACATTATTTGAAAGTATTGAAACGAATAAGTGCCGAAAACTGGCCTACTATTTGTGCGCTAAGTCGTAATGCATGGACAAAATTTATTCCTTCAAATAATAATATTGATCCAAAAGGAATGCCTATGAAAAAAGCTGCAAGTGTTAGTTCTAGTTTAGCTAGCGCTGGTGGATGTATTTGTGGTGGTGGCAGTGGAGGAAAACCCTTAACTAGAATGGAGTCGGTTCAAGAAGGAAATGTACTAGTGTCAGCACTAGCGCCAGCATTAGCATCAGCATTAGCATCAGCATTAGCACCAGCACTAGCGTCAGCATTAGCATCAACTGTATTAGCAGCGCCAATACTACATGATGCTCAATCGGGTATCTATGTTACGACCAAAGATGCATTCACTTTGACAGATGGTCCAACACTCTTTCTAGCAACTGATATAGAAAAGATCTCACAGTTTTGTATTCAGCAAGCAAATATCCCTGCTAAAGTGATGACAGATATTATTGAAAAAATCGAATACAATAATAAGGTGAATGATCGGATCGCCGTTTTAGATCACGATTTAGAAGATATTTGTGAGCAAAGTAAGAATAAAAATTCGTGTGCTGATGATTCTAAATTGGCGAAGAAATCGGGTGGTGGTGGTGGCGGTAAAGGCGGTTCAGCAAAAGATACCGGAAAAGATTTAGAAAATAAAAAAGGTGTTGCCAAAATTAATCAAGAATTGGAAATGTTGAGAAGTCTAATTAAACCTGCCAATTTAAATAAAATTTTTATTCCTAATCGAGCAGATCATATTAAAAAATGGGCTGAGCATATGGACACTAACCGAGTATTTACTAGCGATATTGATGAAGATACTGTGATCCGGATTATGATGCTAAATGATGTTTCAGATAGTTGGAAAGTTATGTTGCTACTTGGAATTGGAGTATTTACAAATCACAAGAGTATTACTTATACTGAGATTATGAAGAAATTGGCGGATGAACAGAAATTGTATATGATCATTGCTGATAGTGATTATATTTATGGAACAAATTACCAATTTTGTCACGGATATTTAAGTAAAGATTTAGCTCTGACTCAAGAGAAAATTATCCAGGCTTTAGGACGTATTGGTCGCAATAATATCCAGCAGCAATATTCTGTTCGATTTCGAGATGATGAACAAATCAAGAAATTATTTTATGAAGAGCAGGATAAAATGGAAGTTCGCAATATGAATAGATTGTTTAATAATAATATTTGAGTAATGTAAGATAAATATGAGCACATTTCCATTTGGACAAAAAGTTAAACCGTTTAATTTTGAAAAAGGATTTGGACGAAACTCAATTGATAATGGTGATGATGGTGATGATGGTGATGATGAGGAAGAGGAAGAAAACAATAAGGATGAATTAAGAGAAAATATTGATGAAGGTGAAAGTGGAGAGGGTAATTTTACACGTATACTAGATGAGAATCACAATTATATAAGCAATGTTGGACAATTAAAAGAAGAAATTATAAAATTTAAACGTTTACTTTTACCTTTTTTTAAGAGTGATGAAAAATTACAGCTTAAAGATAAATTATATCAAGAATATTATATATCTACTTTACAATATTATGATTTTTTACGTGGTTATAATTTGAAAAAATTACGTGTTGAATCAGTTGTTCCAGCATCAGCAGCCGTTACAAGACAATGGCAACAAGATGCAGCAGTAAGACAACCAATAATGCAACAAGCAAGACAAGAACATGATGCAGCAGCAGCAAGACAATGGCAGCAACCACAACAACCTTTTGGACAACAACAATTTGGACAACAATTTGAACAACCGCAACAAAGAGCATCACCAAGCACAAATAAAACACGTAGATCTGGAACAAAAAAAGGAGTTAATCAAAATGAATCAAGAAAAAATCGTGAAAAAAAAACAATTGAGTTAAGAAAAGGTAACAAAGAAGATGTAATGACATTAAGAAGAAAACAGCAGTTAGAGTACCAGCAGAGGTTAGAGTACCAGCGGCAGTTAGAGTTATACCAGCAACAGCAACAGCAAAAATATGTCGAGTTGGTAGCCATGTTTCAAGAAGCATTACCTAATAACCACAATATTACAGCTGATAATAAATTAAAAGCATTGCATACTGCAATTACGGAACGTAATTTTTATAATATTGATAACTTGTTTGCTCAAGCAGAACGCCGGCTTGCAGATATTAAAGATATTATTAAATCCATAAAAGATAAAATCCCTAAAATTAAACAAGACAATGATGACAATAAAATTATGGCGAGCAGAGTAGAAAAAATAATAGATTATATAACCTCTATACTAACAACAAACGGAGGATCTCCAGAAAATAATAAGAAATATACCCGAAATAAAAAAACAGTTAAATTACAAAATAAACAAATAGGTGGTAGTTTAGATCCAAAATCTAAAAAATTGTTAACAGAATACAACCAAGAATTAATAAATATATTACCAATATATAAAAAAAATATTGAAATAATTGATACATATACCAACTATGATAAATTAGATACAAATATAATAATACAAAAATATACTCACAAATTATTTGATGAATTATTAACCAACCAAGTTAATTTTAATAAACAAATTAATTTAATATATATTAAATTGGACGAGTGGGAAAAAGAAGAAGCAGAAGAAACCCGGCGACAAGACTTGGTCAAGGCACAAGCACAAGAACAGAAAGAAATGGAAGATGCACTGGTCCATGAACAAGAACTTGCACGAATATATGCACTACAAGTAGAAAAGGTACAACGAGAACAACCACCAATGATATACGAGAATGATGTAATTAAAAATATATTAGGTATATTTGTAGACGTTAATAATAATATAGCACTTCCTGAAACTATTAAACGCAATCTTGATCAGTTAACCTCTGATACTAATATAGATATTCCGAGTATAGGTCATTTAACTGAATCTAGATTATCAGTAATGACATCACAATTTCCAGAAGTAATACATGCATTTTTGTATAAATTAAAACCTGGATTTGAATTTGCTCCAATTCCTACATCAGTTGGTACTGATTTATATGATATGAATCATACATTAAAACTATCTACAATTTTGGATATATATAAAAAGAATGAATATATTTTTACAACAAATGATTATCTTAATAATATACTTAATAAGGAGAGTACCAGTTTAACAGAAAACATAAAATTCGAAATGAACACGTCAAATGCAATATTAAATAATATAAATGCCCTAAATAAAACACAAATTACCTTGAATAATATTTTAATGAATATATATCTTCCTTATATTTTTATAAATTTTACAAATATAGATTATAATAGATTATTTTTATTAAATAACCAAATATTAGAGTTCATTGAAAAACTTGATTTTAGCACAATAGATGAAACCAACCTAGAGTATCTTGAAAACTTATATATAAGTATTATAAAACTTAATCAATCAATAAATAAAGTTACATTTGAGTTAATATTGGTTATACGACAAACCATTATAAATTTTTTATATCGTAATCGCAAAATAGATGAAAACACACAGACCAAATTTTTGTTTAAGGCATATCATGATCATGATAATGATGATAATGAGGATAAGATTGGAGGAGGAGTTAAGTCTAAAAAAATTACATCTAAAAATATGAAAGGAGGTGATTGTGGAAAAAATTTTGGAATTATTAACGATACAGATTATTATTATATACTTAAAATTGTAGAATTTTATTTAGATAATATTCATGATTTTGATGGCGACCGTCCAAAAATATATTGGTTAAAAGATGATTGTGATTTTACAGAAATATTAAGAGGACTTAGAGAAAAACTTAAATCAATGTATCCAGGAAATTTACCAGATAGTGAAGAACAAAAAATGATGAATATCCTTAATCTTGGACCATATACTGAACCTAATTATACAGACAAAATAATTACTAATATGTCTTCATTATGCCCATCTTATTCTGCAGAATTATCTTTTTTTCCAGTAATATATTATATTCTTGAAGGTGAAGGAGCAACAGAAGCAGATGCTGTCGCAGATTTAAAAGCAAAATTAAATAAAATTGCTATATTATATCCGCTACGACGAAAATTTATTAAAAATGATGATACTACAACCAAGATACATTTATATATAATATTACCAACTTCAAAAGATTATACTACATATATCAATCCAAAATTAAATTTAAATATGCGTGACATGCCTACTGTAGATTTAGAATTATTACTTAGTTTTTATATTAAAGGAATGATTATGAAAAGTGATACATCTGGTGCAACTGATGCTGCTACAGGTGAAACTTTATATACTGCATTATATCAAGTTAAAAATACATCTGTAGATCCAGATGCTGTTGTTACAAATACTGATGCCGAGGTTTATGCTGCTTTAAATGATTTAGATCTTTATTCTGTTGCTAGATTAGTAGATCCAGTAACTAGAGGACCCATGAGAAAAATTGCGGGTTATAACAATATATTAATTCTAAATGCTGATCTTAAGTCTAATAATATTGCAGGGATGTTAGAGTATTTTTATTCTAATTCAACTGCAGAAGCAGAAGCAGATTTTGATGCTAAACTTAAAGAAGCAACTTTATATGGAATAAATAAATTACTTTATTTTTGGATTGACGCCGCTACAGTTATAACAGATTATGTTATGGGTAATAATCTAAATGGTTTCGGTTATGATACTGTAGGGGCAGCAGCATCATTATCTGTAAATTGTGTTCAATTTAATATTGCAGATGGTAGTATGGCATTTTCTTTAAATATTACAGATACAACTGTTCCAAATATTTCAAATTGTGTTTGTTTTTTAAGTATAAAATATCCTGAGGGTAATAATTTTTGGAGTACTAATAACTATGTTGATTATAATGATAGTGCGAATCCATTTGGTTCAAATAATCCAAATACAACTGGTCCAGCAGTATCTGTTGCTGAAATAAAATGTTATACTCGATTAGTTAGAGTAGCTAAATTTATAAAATTTCGTATTAGAGGGACATTTACAGCAAATAAACTTGACGGCACAAGATTATTTACAGATAAAGATTTAATATTACTTATTATTTTATTATTAAAAGCATGGGGAGATGAATATCAACGACTTACTTGTAAAAAATTAAATGAATTATTTAACAAACTTATTTTATTATTGTCTAAGGATAGACCATTAATCGGTAACTGTATGTTAGATGAAACACCATTTAGTACATTTTTAAAATCATTTAATGAAAAGATACAATTTGGTGAAGGAGTGCAAGGTTTTTTTGATATTGAAGATGAAGACAATATACTTCCAACACGTAATGAACGCGGAATTATAACAAATCAAGCTAGCAAATTACAGACAGCAGATCCAGATTTTTTATTTAAAGAAATTAATAAAAGTTGTAACACACTTTTACAAATACTGGGTTTCGCAACAAGTGATAATTTTTTATTAAATTTTGATAAGTTAATAGGTGTTTTTAAAGAAGAAACTGTTACTGGATTAACTTTACCAGATGATATAATTCCACCAAATGATTATAAATTATTATCAATTTTAACTACATCTCAAATAGACGGAGACAGTATAACACCATTTCTACAAAAACCCTTTGACACCGCGCTAACTGCGTTTATATTATCAATTAATGATGCTGCGCAACTAGAAAAACAAAAAGTGATTTTAGGTATATTTAAGCAATTACGCTTAGCATTATCTTATTATACTATTGTTAATCTATACCCTCAAAATTTAGCCACTTTTTATGCAGCTTCTATTAAAACTGAGATTAATCGTATTGTATTATCTGTATTTGACGAGATTAATAAAACCAATATTAAAATATACAGTGGAAAATTACCTTCTTCTTATGAAACTATGCGAAACATTTTTTCAGGACCTATATTAGCTACAGATACTTGTATAACACAAGTAGTAAATTTATATACATTAACATATAATACATTTACTTTTAATATTGCTGAGTATAGAACAATAGTTAATAAATTTTTAAAGGATAATGTTACTGGTATAATCAATCCTCATTATGATGAGTTACAGAGAAAGTTAAATGAAGATTTAGTTGCAAATAATGACGAAGTTAAAACTTTTTATGATACACAAAACACAATAATAAGTAGAGAATCAACTAGTAGAGTACGTAAAACAGCTGTTAGAAAAGGTAGTACTCCAGAAGATACAGAATGGCAAAATTTTACAAGTTCAACATATGGTAAAGGTATTACAGGTCCAATCATGAAGATTGATGAGTATACAGATCTTAATATTATTTTTGAAAAGACTGTAACACTTGTTGACGATATAAAACAAGAATCTAACTTACCAAATAAACCTAGTAGACTTAAAGCAGCAAAAAAAGCAATGATTGAGGCTGGAAAAAATGCAAATGATTATCTTGTCAAATTAACAGAGCAAACTAAAAGAATGGATTTATGGAAGGCTTCAAAAATTACATTAACAACATTTAATAAAGGTTTTAAAATTTTATCTGAGCAATGTTCAGCAGTTTTTGGCATGCTTACAAGTATAGGTAGAGGTATAAAAAGAAAAGGACGAAAAATATTAAGGAAGAAACAATTTACAAGAAAAGTTCCAGAAAAAATACCAAGAAAAATAATTAAACCAAAAATAACACCAACTCCAATTAAAACACGAAAATATAAAATACAAAAACATAAAAAAACTAGAAAGCATCATAGAAAACAAAATAGACCACATCATAAAAAAACACATAAACATAAAACTCCTCTAGAAAGATTGAGAGCAAAACTACAACTTAAATCAACTAGAAAAAGAAATAAGAAATAAAAATAGACTTAAACACTTATCACCATATTCATTAAACAATGAACCCACTAATATACATCAAAAATGGATTCCATATTCATCTGATCCATGCATTTCTTCAGCAGATAACTAAGAACACTTATTTATCTGCTACGTTCTCTATAAAATTGTATTCCCTAAATTATTTCTATTGGTATGGCACTTTATATACTTATTTGCCAAATCCACGACATAATTGGGTAAAACAATTTATTCGCTTTACTGATACTGGACATATTGCATCTGCTCTGCCTCTCATTGTGCCTTCTGCCTTGCCTGTAGCACATAATGTTCATTTTATAATTATGGCAGGATATTGGTTAGGACGACTAGTTTTTGGTCTAAAAGATGCTGACCGGATTGCTGATGATGGTAATAATGGACTCATTGATTGGCATACAGATTTATGTACCTTTATTCATCATACTGTGCCGTATTTATTGATTCATACTTTATGGTTTGAAGAATGGAATCATCGACCAGTTGTATGTGCATATGAGTATAGAACTGAAACATTATTACGGACATATGCTTGGTTATATGCTTGGTTCTGTTTTATTTATTTACCGTGGCGTCTCTATACTGGTGATACAGTGTATTCTATTTTAGATCTTAAACAGGCTTCTAAACCCGTAATGTTTGGATTTATTGGGTTCATACATTTGCTCGTGTTTTTGTCTAATTTTGTGGGTTATTTTGGATGCGAAATTATGTTCTACGTATAGTTCTTCTTCTTTTTCTTTTACGTTGTTTTCTACTTTCTCTTCTTTCTCTTCTTTTATTATTTGATTTATTTGTAATTCCTCTAGAAGTAGAAGTAGAAGTAGAAGTAGAAGTAGAAGCAATAGAAATAGGTTCATTTAATGCAAATAGACTTATCATATTTTGACAATCTTCGTTTACATCTTTTTGTATACATAATTCGGTTAATAATCTATTTTTATTATTCAATATATTAGCTTTAGATGCTTCAAAAAATACAAGATTGTCGTTTGTATTATATTGTTTATATTTATATTCAAGCGTTTCAGGTAATGCAATAAGTATTTGTTTAATAGATGAATGTGCTCTTGCAGGATCTAAAACACCTGTACCTGTATATAATATTGCTACTTTGTTTTTACCATTACGTATAAATTGTTCATTACTTTTATTATATATATAATAATATTTACCTTTATTGGAATCATTTTTTATAAGGTCACTTATTGATATTGCAGGAACACCTAATCTATTTGAAGTTACCCTAATGTTCTCAGCATCAGTTTTACGTCCAGTTTTACGAGATGCCTTCATTATATATTATATTACTAAATTAATTTTTAGAGCCATTGCGATGCATGTTCTTATTAGATTTAAATATGGACATATAATATGATTGCTAAAACAAAGACAAAAAGAAAAACAAAAACAATAAGAAGAATTTTAATTAAAAATAAATATACTAGAAAACAAAAAGAGAGAATAGCAGACAGGATCAATGATCTAAAGGAAACAGATGTTTTAGATGATTTCAAAAAATTGCAGGAAATTGGTTGCGTTTATCATAAAGAATTAAGTATGATTGGGAATAAAGTTGTCAATAAATATACATTAGTTGAGCGTTTAAATGTTACTGGAAAACAAAAAGTTAATTTTTATGATATTTGGAGAAATAAAAATAGTTTGAAAAATGTTCCTTCTATTAAAAAAATGGTCCAGTTTTATAAAACCAATCGCGCATCTTATCCAGAAATCAAAGTTTGGTATCGCATTTCGAATTTATATTATTCTGCCATTTCAATTTTCAAACCTTTGATTGCTATGGATATCTATTGCAGATATAAACCGACGTGTGTTTTAGATCCATTCATGGGTTGGTCTGGACGCTTAGTTGGTGCGTGTGCATTAGATCTACCAAAATATATTGGCATTGACTTAAACACCAATTTAAAAATACCATATCAGCATTTGACAAAGTTCTTGGGCAAGCATTCCAGTACAAAGATCCAATTGTTTTTTCAAGATGCATTGACAGTTGATTATTCTAAATTGGACTATGATCTAGTGTTAACAAGTCCTCCTTATTATGACGTTGAAATTTATGATGCTAATCAGCGTGCAAAATCAAAAGAAAAATGGAATGAGGAATTTTATGCTCCTATTTTTGAAATGACATTTAAATACTTAAAAAAGGGTGGGTATTATTGTCTCAATATCCCTATTGAAGTTTATAAAAGTGTTGCTATAAAAGTATTGGGTAAATGCACTACTAAAATTAATATGCCAAAATTTAAAAGAGAGAGTGGAGAGAAATATCATGAATTTATTTATGTATGGCTTAAGAAGTAATACAATTGCGCTAGAGGTGGTCGCTATTGCTGAAAAATTCCGGTCGTTCTCTCTTTGTCCATTTCAATAAATGACTTTTTTGTGGTGACATATAGTATTGTTGATATGCTTTAACTGGATCTCCGGGAACTTTATATTCTGCTGGCATTGCTTGGGCAAATGGTGTTAAACCCTTTTTAGGAAATTTATCTGCAGATGGCATATGTTTTAACAGTTGACCTGCAACTAAAAAGGATTTATGATATTCTTCTTTTGTATGTCCAAATCGGTATCTCCATTCTTTATGCATTTCATATACTAAAATAAGTGTCCAAATATAATTTTGTTGAGATTGACGGACCCATATCGTTACTGGGTGATTTTTATGGGCGATTTTATATATTTGCAATTCTGCTAAATTGGGATCATCTGGATCTATTAATCGTTTTGCTGTGCTCAGGACTTGTACCGCTTCTAATATTATTTTGACAATATGAGAATCAAACATCCATTCGGCTATTTGTTTTTGTAAGAGAGAGAGAATAAATAGATTCATTTTCCACTTTTGCTAGAGGTAGTTGGTTAGTTAGTTTAATTAGTTTATTACTTTGATTTTACTTTTTATATTAAATAAAGAGAGAAAAAGCATTTCAATTTTAATTAATATTTTAAACAATATAAAGAATTAAAGAAATTATATCAATCTATATAAGATATGAGAATTAAACTTTGCGATAAATATAAAGAAGAAAGAGAGACAATTTGCCAAAAACTTATTGCTATTTTGGATCTTAAAGATGGGAATACTTTTTTGCTGAGCGACCTTGATAATGATATTGCAAAACAAACTGCTATTTTAGATATGAAGGATGAAATTCAAAAATATTTTGCTGTTAGTTCTATTACGCCATTTATACCTAATCGTGATTGTAAGCGTCCTTATTTAAATATTGTACGTGGTATTATGAAACAACAAGGATATACTTTTGAAAGTGTAGATTATTGTGAAAAAATAGAAAATGGAATTTTTAAAAAAACTACGTCATATAATTTTCATAGAAATATTTAGGAATAATTATGATATTTTTTTCGGTAAAAATCAAAATAATAAAATCTTTAGGAAATATATAGAATGGAAAACTTTTTAAGAATGCATAAAAAAATAGATGGACAAATTCCAACACATACTAGAATACCAGATAAAAGTATGAATATTTATGGAGGATCATATTTCATAGTTGAAGAAGATTTGGATATTTTTCATCATTTATATTTTAATGAAGTTATTGTAGCAGGTAAAGATGAATATTTGACAGAAAAACAAATAGATAATGGTGTTATATATATTGATTTTGATTTCAAATATAGTTATGATGTAGTTCGCAGACAACATAATAAAGATGATATTAAAAATCTTGTTATTTTATATACTGAAATTCTCAAAGATTATTTTATTTTTGATGATACTGCATTTAATATTTATATTTTAGAAAAAGATAATGTAAATCAATTAGAAGATAAACAAATTACAAAAGATGGTATTCATATGATTATTGGAATAAAAATGAATCATAAATTGCAATTAGATTTACGACAACAAATACTTACAAAAATAAATGAAATATTACCTAATTTACCTCTTACAAATACATGGGATTTAGTATTAGATGAAGGATTAAGTAAAGGTACAACTAATGCTCAAATGTTTGGATCAAAAAAACCTATACATGATGCATATAAACTAACTTATATTTATTATATACAAATTGATTTAAATGATTATGAATTTATGATAACTTCTATTAATGATTTTAATATAAACTTTGAAACTTTTAAATCATTATCTGTACAAAATATAAATTTCCCAGAATTTAATTTAACTACTAGATCTAAAAATATAATAACTCCAATTTTACCTATATCTTATGTAAAACAAATATATTCAAATACTAAACATACATCTACTACCTTTTTAGAAGTACAACAATATATTAATCATAACTGTTTATCTAGTCGTGTTGGTATTGGTAAACATGTTGAATGGGTAAATATTGGAATACATTTTCTTAGTCTTTTTACTGATGAAGAGGCATTAACTCTTTGGGAATTATTAACTGAATTATATGGAACTGATCATAAAAAAAGTGAATGTAAAGAACATTTTATAAAATATATTAAAAGAAAAGAAGAGGATAAACATAAAGTATTAAATACTATTCGTAAATGGGCGCGCGATGAAAATCCTGAAGAATATAAAAAAATACAATATGAAATTAAACATAAAGAAACGGTGATGAAAAAATCCAATGTATCTGAATATTTTTTGGGTTTAACTGATAAAGAAAGAGAGACTTTTATTGAAATTATTGAACCTACAATAAATAGTCCAACAGAATATGACTTTGCATTAGCTTTTTATAAAATATTTGGTCATAATTTTGTATGTATTGATAAAAAAAACAAGATATTTTATGAATATACTAATAATTTATGGTCTCAAAGTGAAGGTGTACTTATTTGGTTATTAATATCTACTAAATTTTATGATATATATAATGGATATGCTAATACTTTATATGATACAGAATTAATTAATAAAATACAAGATATTAGTAAAAAATTAAAAAAAACTAGTGATAAAAATAATATTGTAAGTGAATTAATAAATTTATGTTATAATGATAAATTTATATGTGGTTTTAATACTGCAAAAAATGTATTACCTATTAAAAATGGAAAAATTATTGATATGAATACATTAATTATATCAGATAGAACAATTGATAATAAATTTACTTATGAATGTCCTGTTAATTATATTGATGAAACTGAATTAAATAAAGAAGAGTTTGAATGGACAAGAAAGTATTTTAATGATTTATTTTCAGGTAATAAAGATACTATGAAAGTATTTTTAAATTGTATTAAAACTACATTTTCTGGACAAATTTTAAGACATATTTTTATTTGTACAGGTGATGGAAGTAATGGAAAATCATTATTATTTAAATGTATTGGGGAAATATTTAGTAATGCAATGGATACTATTAGTGAAAAAGTATTTATTCAATCAAAATCCACATCTAATCTAAATACTGAGATTGAAAAATTAGATAAGATTAGATGTGGATTTATGAGTGAAATAGATGATACTGCTAAATTAAATGAAAAAATGATAAAAGCTATATCTGGAGGTGATAAATTAAATTTACGAGGTATTTGTAAAACTGATAAGACAATTATACCTACTGCAACTTTATGGGGTGCATTTAATATTGAACCAGAATTTAATGTTGAAAAAGCAATGATCAATAGAATAGTAAATTTTCCATTTAACGCTAATTTCGAAACAGACGTAAATTTTGAAAATAAATTATTATCTATGAAAGATTATATTTTTTCATTTATTATGAAAAATGGTAGTATTAATCATAAAGTGGAACCATCTGAAGAAATGATGGTGAAAAAACGAAAATATGTTGCAGATAATACAAAAGATAATTTAAAAGATTATATACAAAGTAATATTAAACAACATGTTGAATCAAAACCTAATAGTAAAAGACATACCTGGTGTATTAAACGAGATGATTTTAGAAAAGAATAATAATTGGTGTATAGGTATGACATATAAATTAGATACCACAAATTCTACAGGTTTTACAAAAAAAATGACTGCAATGGGTATTAAAAATTATGAAAGTAATAGTATTTTATGGTATTTGAATATACAGTTTGGTGAGGAAGATGAGGAGGAAGAAAAGGGGAAATAAAAAATAAATAAGGGGAATAATAAAAGCTAACAATTAACTCCCCTGGTAACTCCCCTATTTTATTTTTATAATTTTAAATAATTATAAAGCATATATGATATTATTTTATTAAATATTATTATAGAAAAATAAAATAGGGGAGTAGGGAGTTAATTGTTAGTTTTTGAAATAATATACAAAATAAAATAAATATGAAAATTTTATTTTTATTTTATGGCAAATAGATTATTTTCAATTTTACTACTCCCCTACTCCGCTTTTAATGATATAAAGAATATATTTAAATATATTAATATATAATATTTATATGAAACCTAAATATTATATTGGTGAATTAGAATTTAAAACCAAAAAGGATTGTGAAACTTATACAAGAAATATAATTAATACACTAGGTTGTTGTGAAATTAACAAAGATAATGCATATTTTATTTTTTTTGAGGACTGCATTTTATTATTATAATACTTTATAATAATCATTTTTTAATTCAATTTTTTATTTACTGACTTGAATATAAACTACATGTTGTTTTATGCTACGAAAATCCAAATATTGATTTCCATAATCTCTACATCCATCATCATATAAGTATCCTTTTTCATCATGCCAAATATCAATACTTTGTAATTTATTTCTAGTAATAGTTTGGTCTGTAACTATATTACAATTTATATTATTTTCATCACACCAAGATTTAATTTCTTTTGCATGTTTCCAACCAAGAGTTTGATATTTTGTAATGCCTTTTCGTTTGCCATTTTGAATTTGATGTGTAATTTGCTCAGTCATTTTTACATATTTTTTAGTTGCTCCTTCAACCATTCTCTTAAGAGTAACATCTGGAAGCTGGCTTACGCCTTCTTTTTTAATTTCTATACCACTTATACCAATACATCGTCTTGTAGGTATTATTACATTTACATAATTATGTTTTTTACTTTCTTGACAATGTCTTTCAATGTTTTCAAAATATGATGTATTCATTTTATAGATTTATATTTTATTATAATACTTTAATTTATAATCAATTTTTAATTCAATTTTTTATAATAATTAAAATTGAATTAAACATAATTTAATATATATACAAATCATGGTAAAATTAAGTGAAATGAATGAATATAAATGTGAATATTGCTTACAAAAATTATCTAATATAATTGAATATTATTTTAATCAATACTTTAATAAATTAGATGAATCACTAAATTTTGAAGTTAAATTTTGTAATTTACCCTAATTAAAAATTGTTTCTTGTGAGTTATCATCCATAATATTACACCTTTTCTCATTTCATAATAAGCATTTAAAATGAGAAAAGGTGTAAAAGTATATAAGAAGAAAGAGAGATAATTTGCCAAAAACTTATTGGTATTTTTGGATCTTAAAGATGGAATTCACTCTTTATTTTAGTTAGTAAAATAAAGAAATTTAACATAACATTTTATTTGCCTTTTTGATTTTAATAGGTATATGTTTTTTATTGTATAGAATATATCTAGTTTGTTTTTTATGCGTTTTTAAAACGATTTCATTATCATTATTAATAACTTTTTCATACAATTCTTTAATCTTAGGAGGTAATTTAGATTTAAGTTCTTTAAAGTTATCCTCTACTTGACATTTAGTATTATCAAGTAAAGTATTAATAGCGTCATTAGAATCATCAGCAATCCATCTGTTGCCATCATAAAGTTTAACATCGGGAGATTTTAAACTAGGTAAAAAAATATTACTATTTTCAGGATGTGCAGGATCAAAATGCATTATTTTAATATACTCAGTAATACTATTAAATCCTTTAGATAAATTATGTATTTTTTGATTATCTGTTAAATAAGACATATCTTCTTGTCCGTGTTTATTAATTACTATATTTTGTATATAATTATTATTTTGAGTGTTATTATTTTGTGTATTATTTTGTGTGACAAGGTTGGCACTTTGTTTGATAATAATTTGTTCTAGTTCTTTTAACTTGTCTTCCATATATTTCATTTTATTATCTGCGTTTAATGTTTTACAAGTTTTTTGATGTCTTATCCTATTGCTTTGAGTTGCAAATATTTTGTCGCAATGCATACAATTTGTTTTAGCCATATTTTGATCAATTATTGGATCATTATTTTCTATATTTTGAATATTTTGGAATATTTTAGCCTTACAAGGAGTCAATCTTTGTATATGTTTATCATAATGACTTTTATGATTAAAAACTTTACAGCATATATCACATACATATTCTACTGGCATATATTGTATTTATATTATAATTTATTTCTAAATACTAAATAGAGTATTATATTTTAATAATGCATAATCAATAATAAATAAAAAAGGCAAAATACGGCGGAAATATAGGCTAATGAATATGCCTAAATAAAGGGGGGGGGGGCATTTTAATTCCCAAAAGTCTTTTTACACCTTTTCACATTTCAAATGCCGATTTATTATTATAATAAAAAATTGATTTATTATTATTATAATAAATAATAAACAAATAATAACAAATAATAAATTAAATGACAGACAAAATTAATTGTAAAGATGGAATCGCACATATAAGTTTATGTCGCAATAATATGGACATTTTAGTTTGTGGCAGTTTAGTCAATGCATCATATTGGACATTACCTTCATTTAAAATATTAACTATGGGTGAATTTACAATACAACCAAATAAAGAAGATTGTAAAGATAACAACATAATTAATTATATGTTAGAATGTGAATTAAAAGTAGATATTATTTCATCAAATTCAATATATTTAAGATTGTATAAAAAAGACTTTGAAGATGAAGGAGATGAAGGAGATGAAGGAACAACAATTGGGTTTAGCATTAACACTAAAGAATTATTAAAAATAGCACAATACGTCTTATATAATTAATACAATTTTCATTAATAAATAATCGGCGTTTGAAATGTAAAAAGGTGTAAAAAATAAATAAAAGTTTATAAATTTCATATTTTCTTTTTTCCCAAAGGACTTTCAAAAAAGAGAAAAACCTCATCGCCAAAACATTATTTAGTTAACCAAATTATTACTTATAAATTGATTACGCCATATGATCGCAATTTACGATCCAATTCAAAATCCAACCAGACCATAAAATCCGGATCCAATTTCTTTATCCAATACCTTAATTAGGGTCGAGGTATAAGTCCAATAGCATTACAAATTATATATTTATTAAAGATTTATACCCTTGAAGATTTAAAATGGGCAAATTTACCAATTACAAGCACTACAATTACCATCATATCTACCAGATTCTTCATATTGATCATAACCATAATTTTTACAATCTTCGTTGTAACAATCCCCAAATCTACGTTCACAACTCTCGCATTTTACCCGTAATGAAATACCACAATATTCGCATATATCAAATTTAAAAACATTATTTTTATCTTCTACGCAACTTTTATGATATTCAATATTAAAATCATAATCTACAAAGACATCAACACATTCTTTATTTTTTAAATAATCTTTACATATAGGGCATTTTTCAGTTTCAAATAGACATTTAATGTGATAATAAATTACATTACTATCGTAGTCTAATGATTTTACAAAGTTTTCATCGAAATTTTCATTTCTATGTTCAAACATACAACATCTCTCACAGTAAATTATACTATCTCCTAAATCTTCAAAACAATTTGCACAATACTCTCTATCATTAACTTGTGTAAAATATTCACCTTCAGCAAAAAGTGACAAAGTATCTTCTTTTGAGCAAATAGAACAATAATCATTCATAATATATATTTTAGTGTGTTATATTTAAGTGTTTTTGGTTTATTTTAACTCTTCAATGGTGTAAACCTTTTCTCATTTGCCGCTTCGCAAGAAACGCCCAAGAATGACCATAGGTCGTTTAGGGTGGACCCATTTTTATAATAATGAAACTTATATAAAAACTAAATTAAAGATATATATATATGATTTGTTTTGGTTGTAGCGCAAAAATATCATTTTTTGATAACAGAAAACGTAATAAATTTGGTTGTTATCATCAACGTATACGTTGGATATATAGGTTACATTGTAATAAATGTAAACAAACGTTTGATTATTTAGATTTTCAACAACATAAAGAATTATTTAAGATAACATTGATTGCTATTAATGGGGACGCTGAAGAGGCGGCGAGGTTACAGGCGCTACATGACGCTAAAAAGGCAGCGAAGTTGCAGGCGCTACGGGACGCTGAAAAGGCAGCAGCGAGGTTACAGGCGCTACGTGATGCTGAAGAGGCAGCAAGGTTGCAGGCACTACAAGAGTGTCGTTCTTTTTCAAGCAACGTCGGTCAATGTTATTCCTTTGGGGAAAATTTAAATGGTATATCCGGATTTAGTCAGAGTGGAAGTGTACATTATAATTTTTATGGTCGTGTAAGTCATTTATAAAACGATTACCATATATGATCACAATTTACGATCCAATTCAAAATCCAACCAGACCATAAATCCGGATCCTATTTCTTTATCCAATACCTTAATTAGGGTCGAGGTAAAAGTCCGCTGCTATTTATAAAGGGATTTGTGAAAAATATGATAAAACTAAAATCATAAAATCAAAAATATCATATAAAGTTAAAAACTATATATAATAATGGATATTATTTTAGGTTTAAAAAACAAAAAAAATAAAAACTATAATTATTTAATAACTGAAACTATAAATAGTGCATGTAATTTACATTTATCATTGATAAATAATGTTTTTTCAGATGAAGAATGTTCTAATTTAATTATTTATTCAGAAAGTATTGGTTACGTTCAGGCAAGTTCATATATCGATAAATATAAAAAAGAACATTTTTTTTTAGAAATTAGAAAATCATTAAGATGTGTCATTGATAGTATTGATTTTTCTAAAATATTGTATAAAAGAATAGCTCATATTATTCCAAATAATTATAATGATATGACATTTTGTGAAATTAATTCAAGATTTAGATTTTTAAAATATAATGATGGGGATTTTTTTGCAAAACATACAGACGAGCATTATAAAAATGATAAAAATGAAATATCATTAATAACAGTACTTATTTATCTTAATGATGATTATGAAGGTGGAAATACTAATTTTTTATTTGATGACACAAATGAAATTTCAATAATGCCAAAAATAGGATTAATTTGTTTAATGGATCAAAATATTTTACATGAAGTTCCAAAATTAATTAGTGGTATTAAATATGTTATAAGAACAGAATTGATGTATAAATAATTTAAAGATTTAAATATATATACTTATATAATAATGTCAATAAATAAAACTGCTTACTTCATTACAATTGGAGAAACTGATATTGATAAACTTGATATTGATATAGATGGAATTATGGCAGACGAATTTGAAGAAACACTTATATTTGTAGGTAGATTAATTGAAAGATTAAATAAAGATATTAATTTTAAAGGTAAATACATTTATGTTGTTCAATATTTATTATCAAGCGATGGTAAATATATAAAACAAGATAATTTATTTTCTAGTCGTTATTTAATTGAAGATTAAATATAATTAATTACACATTATTTGCATCAGATTGAGCTAACAAT